TGTAATTGTTGTTGGTAGAGCTAAATCGTGGGTGGAAAAAGACTTTAGCCAGGACGTAACCGGCGGAGTTCCTTTTATGGAGAATGTAGGAAATCAAGTTGCTAAATATTGGGATAATATAGACCAAAAAACTTTGTTAGCTGTTCTGGAAGGTATTTTCGCAATGACAGGGGCGAAAAATTTAGAATTTGTTAACAATCATACTTTTGATATAACAAAAGAAGCAGAAACAGAAAATCAAAAGGTTAAAGCCGAAACTCTTAATAGTGCAACTCAAAAAGCTTGTGGAGATAATAAAGAAAAATTTGCACTTGTTATAATGCACAGTGTTATATCAACTAACTTAGAAAATTTAAATCTTGTTGCTAGGTTAAAATATACTGACCCACAAGGTATTCAAAGAGAAATGAAATTAGGAACTTGGGGTGGCAAATTAGTCTTAATTGATGACAATATGCCAACTAGAGAGGTCGCTGAAAGTTCAGAGGGTTCAAATGATGGATACACAGAGTATACGACATATGTGCTTGGGGAAAATTCTATTGACTTCGAGGATGTTGGTGCAAAAGTCCCATATGAAATGGATAGAGCTCCAGGTAAAAATGGTGGAGAAGATTACTTATATAGTAGACAAAGAAAAGTATTTGCGCCATATGGTATTAGCTTTACTAAAAAAGCAGTTGCAACAGCATCTCCAACTGATTCAGAACTGAAAAACGGAGCAAATTGGGAGCTTGTGAATGATAGTTCGGATGGGTCTAAAACTTATATAGACCACAAAGCTATACCTATTGCTAGAATTATTTCGAGAGGGTAGGCTATGAATATGTATATAGACTATGAATTTTATAGCGCTCTTGGGGGAGAAATCCCCCAGGACGAATTTAATAAATATGCAATAAGAGCAACTAAGTATATAGATTATAATACTTTTAATAGAATAGAAGAAGTTACAGAAGAAATAAAAATAGCCACTTGTGAGATTGCTGACCTCATATATAAAAGCAACCTGGAAGGCAATAAGGAAGTTCAGTCTGAAAGCATTGGAAGTCATTCAGTGACTTATTCAACTAACAATAAAACGATAGAGCAAAAAGCATATGATATTTTAAAAATGTATTTAGATTCAGATTTGCTGTATCGAGGTGTTTAGTGTGTTTTTTAAAGATAATATAACTTTATATAATAAATATTATGATAAGTCCTCTGATAAAACTTTATACAAGAGGACTTATCTATTTGAAGTAGATTACCAAGAGGCTAAAAATATAGCTGTTACAGACAAGGGGTTGTTAAGTGCTGATAGTGTTAAGGTTGTAGTCCCCTTTTCTGTAAATGCAAGAGGGAAGAAATATATAGACCCTTTTAAATATTATGAACTAGAAGAAAATGAAAAGAATAAATTTTATACTTTTAAAGTTGGAGATATTATTGTGAAAGAGGTCGTAGACTTTGAAATAACTAGCGTTAAGCCTTACACATTAAGAGAATTACAAAGTAAATTTGATGATGTTAGTATTATAAAATCGGTCATTAAATGCGATTTTGGAAGTATAAGAATGAGACATTTCGAATTGGAGGCAGAATAATATGGGATGAATGTTCATGTAGATATTAATGCAACTAGAATAATGAGAGCAAAAGGGCTTGGAAGAGGGGGCAAGGCACAAAAGTTTTTGACTCATGAAGTTAGAAGGCTTTCAGACTCTTATGTACCTAAACAAAGTGGAACGCTGAAAAATACAGCTAGAGAAGAAGTTGACAAGATAATATATATACAACCTTATGCAAAACCGCAATATTATAATAATGCAGGGTGTGGCTCGGAGGGTATTGGAGCAGGAGGGAAAAGGGGCAAGCATTGGGAAAAGAGAATGTACGCAGACAAAGGGGACGAATTAATTGGGTCTGTTGCTAAATTTGTTGGAGGTAGAAGGGAATGACTTTAGTTGAAAGTGTTAGAGAGTTTATAAAAAAATGTCCCTATTTGGATGAATTTGCAAAAAGTATAAATGTCGAGTTTTTAGGTGAGGAATTTACTTCTTATACATTAGAGACTGTTCCATCAGAAACAGTCATTAAAGATTTATAAATGGCGACTCTATAAAACAGTTTATATTTATATTTGCAAGTAGGGAGTGTTATGGGTCTGATGTTATGCAGAATATAGAAAATAGCCAGTTCTACGAGCAATTTGCAGACTGGATATATAGAGAAAATTTAAGTGGGAATTTGCCTGTTTTGTCTGGTGATAAAGAGGCAATGTCACTAGAGGTAAGCACTCCAGGATACCCAGTTCAAACGGGTATAGATACAGCACAATATCAAATACAATTAAAATTAAAATATTTTGAAAAAGGAGAAATGTAAAAATGGCAGGAATGGAAACGATACAAAGATATAGAGTAGCAGACTACTTAGGAGTTTTGGGGGATGATGGACAAAATTCCTGGGTATTAATGGGAGCAGGATTTAATACATTAGACGAAAACCCATCCGCACAAAGTGACTCTAAAACATATATAAACGATAGAAACAGTACTAGCGCTATCAAATCTTATCAAACGCAATTTTCGTTTGAAACTGATTTAATTAAAAATGAAGAGGCGATAATGGAACTTTACAAAATAGGTAGAGACCAGGCAACTGGCGCAGATGCTGAAAGAGATTATTTAAGAGTAGAATTATTTTTACCAATTAAAGGCAAAGAAAATACTTTTAGGGCTAGAAAATTTAGAGTGTCTGTTGAAGTGAGTGGATTTGCTGGTGCAGGTGGAGAAACTATTACAGTAAGTGGAAATTTAAATACCGTTGGCGACCTTGTACATGGAGAATTTAATACTCAAACAAGAACTTTTGTAGAAGATGGAGCAGAAGCCCCGCCAGCTGAAAGTTTAAAAGTTTTAACTATAAATTCAGTTGCAGGTACTAACACAGGGAATACAAAAATAACAGTTACTCCAACTCTTGAAAGTGGGAATAGCTATAAATATAAAACTGGGGCAAATGTTACAGTTCCAACACTTGATACTGATTGTTCAGTTGGGTACACTGCTTGGGATGGTGTAGAAGAAATAACAGCAACTAAGGGAAATAAAATATTAATAGTAGAAGTTAATGCTAATAATAAAGCTAAGAAAGCTGGTATTACTACGATTACAGTAAAAGAATAAGAGGGGGCTAAGGAAATGATAATTAATAATATAGAATTAGAAGATTTAGAAATATATGATGCTGATGTCATGGAAAGAGTTGAAACGTCAATAAAAACAGCTATAGACGGGATACAGATTGCTGAAACAGAGGAAAAGGAAAATCATGCAATTTTTAGAAGAATATGTGATTTAATTTTTGCATGCTTTGATAATATTTTTGGGGATAATACATCAAATAAAATATTTGCTGGAAAGCGTAATGTAAAAGTTTGCATGATTGCATTTTCTGAATTAGCTGACGAAGTAGAGAGACAGAAAAAAGAAGGCATGGAGCTATTTAGTTCTATTGGTAATAAGTATTCACCAAACAGAACTCAACGTAGAGCTAAAAAATAATGAATATGTTAGTCGATATACTTCCCGAAAGTGTTGAAATTGATGGGAAAGAGTATAAAATTAATACAGACTTTAGAATATCAATTTTGTTTGAAATGTTAATACAAGATAATTCTATAAGTGACGAGGAAAAGGGGGAAAATGCACTTCTTTTATATTATCCTGTAATCCCTACAAATACCACAATGGCTATAGAAAAAATTATTTGGTTTTATTCATGCGGGAAAAAAGAAAACAATGTGGATGATGGTTGCCGAGGTGGCGCAGGGTCTAGCAAAAGTCAAATATATTCATATGACTATGATGACGAGTATATATATTCAGCTTTCTTGGGTCAATATGGGATTGACTTACAGGACATAGAAAAATTGCATTGGTGGAAATTTAAAGCATTGTTTAAGTCTTTAAAAGAGGACACCGAAATAGTTAAAATCATGGGATATAGGGCAATGGATGTAAGTGGAGATATGCCAAAGGCTCAAAAAGATTTTTATAGAAAAATGAAAAAGATACATGCTATACCACTTCCTCAAAACGAGGTTGAAAAAATAAACGAAATTGAAAAAGCATTGCTAAATGGTGGAGATATTAGTAATTTATTATAAAATAATATACTCTACACCTTCCGAATTAATATATAATTAGTATATAAATATTTTAATTTGGGGGGGGATTGTTATGGGATTTAAATTTAGAAAAAGCATAAATCTAGGCGGTGGATTGAAGTTAAATATTAATAAAAATAGTGTCAGTGTTAGCGGTGGCGTTAAAGGTGCTAGAGTTTCAGTTAATTCTAAAGGGAAAGCTACAACAACTTTAGGAGTCCCTGGAAGTGGCTTATATTACCAGGAGGTAGCTAATCTAGGTGGAAATAAGAAGAGAAATAGTAAGAGTGTAGGAAGTTCAGAGAGTAGTAGGCAGGCTCAACAGCTATTAAAAATAATAAACGATTGTGCTAATATAGTTAATACTACAAAAGACCCTAAAACATTTTTTTATAGATATAATATGTTGTTAGATAAGTCATATGCCTTAGTTGCCATAGAGGATGATTTAAACTTTTCGGGTCAATCTCCTAGTCAGATGCTAGACAGCATAATAGCAAAAAGGACTGATACTATAAACGACTTTTTGACTAGATACTACAATGAAATGTCTAGTAAATTGAAAGAACTGAAAACTGAAAAGGCTCGCATGAACAATGCTTATAAATTCTCTAGCTTAGCAATAGATTATAAAGAACATTTAAATAATGATAACAAAGCTAAGCTTAATAGACTATATAAACAACTATTAGATGATGTTAAAAGACAAGATTAATATTTATAAAAAGAAAAATATAATAAAAGATTTAAATAAAAAGCACTTACTTTTTAAAAAAAGTAGGTGCTTTTTTAATGCAAATTTACAAAAAAAAAGGGGGTGGATAGATGGCAGATGGTTCTATTATTATAGATACTCTTTTAAATACCGAAGACGCAGAGAAACAACTTAATAACTTAGCTGATACCATGAAAAAGAAGGCGAAAAGCGCTTTAGCGGTAGCTGGAATTGGCGCAAGTCTAGGAGCTATAGGAAAACAGGCTATTGACTTCGGAGATGAATATCAAAAAGCAATGAATAGTTTCGAGTCAGCGACAGGAAACGCAGAAGCTAAAGCAAAAGGCTTTGGAGAAGCGCTACAGCAGGTTTATGCAAATAATTTTGGCGAGGATATGGGCGATATAAGTGAGGTCATGAGTTTAATATCTCAAAAGCTTGATGGGATAGATGCTAGCAATATTCAAGAGGTTACTGAAAGTGCTATTAT